ACTCAAACAGATATTACATGTGTTATGAATAAAATTATAGAAACTGAGAAAATCATTATAGATGAAGAGTCGAAAGAATACCTATTGAAAATAGCAGATAATTCGATTCGTCTAATGATTAATTATATTGAAAAGATATACATATTAGACATGCCTATAAAAATAGAATTATGTAAGAACCTTGTATCTACGATATCAGACGATATACTTGAAAAATACATCACCCTTATTCGTAATAATGAAACACATAAAGCAATATATACTCTATATAATATCTTTGATTATGGATATTCAGTGATAGACATTCTTGATTATTTCATTTCATTTGTAAAGCAAACTACCATTCTGAGTGAAGATATCAAATATGAAATAATACCATTTTTATGTAAGTATATTACCATAGTCCATAACGTCCACGAAGATGAAATTGAATTGGCTTTATTTACCAATAACTTACAATCGCTACTGACATAAAGACAACTCTTCGAATATACATATTACTATGGCGGACAATAATACAATTAATTGTGATGAGTTAGATAGTGTAGTAACAGATGTGTTGCATCAGTTTGTAGCTCGTGCTAAATTTGGACAACTTAAATATGGTACAAATTTAGATAGGACTGATTTATCGACATTGGATTGGATACAGCACGCACAAGAAGAACTAATGGATGGGATTTTGTACTTAGAGAAATTAAAACAGAAAACAACTAATAATAAATGCGACCAGATGTGATAAATAGTGACACTATTTAGGGGATATATATATAAAGTATTATATAATCACGTTTTAATGAATTCGCAGATATTTAAAGAGAGGATACCATTATCTACATTATATAATCTGCTCGATAAAATAGCACTAAAAAAAGATAATTATTATTTAATTGATATGAACGCCTATAAAAAAATGATGTATAACAACCATCATATAGACTTTTGTGATAGTTTAAAAGAATTTTACCACCAAGGTAAGCATTTTTATTTGGAAAGAAAAATGACATATAACTCATTCACTACGATTATACGTCAAATATGCAAACAAGAAGCGGTGATGTTTACATCCAAAATCAACTATAATAAATCAAAATATAACATAGACTACACTATATTTTATTAGCTAGTCGTGTATACACCGGTGTAGATTGTATCCACGAAAAAATAAAATACTATTATATATCCACGACATAATGTTATTTAGTTCAAAAAACACATCGACATACTTTTTCACATTAAGTATTGTTTTTGTTGCAAGCTACTTTGCAAATAAATATAAACAAACATTTGAAACGAATGATGATTATGAATTAATCAAGAAATATTTACTCAATGATTCTCCATTATATGGATATAATCGCCCGAAAATCTGGATCCATACCAAATATGAAGTAAACGCCAGAAAATGGAAAGATTTTTATTCCCGCAATACTACCGATTTAAATCAGCATTACGTTCATCTAACCATCAAAACTATTATAGACCAGTGTGGTAAAGATTTTAACATCTGTTTAATAGATGACGATTCATTTAGTAAATTACTTCCTTCTTGGGATGTTGATTTAAATAAGGTAGCTGGACCAAATAAAGCGCATTTACGAGAATTAGGTATTCTTCAGTTAATCTATTTTTATGGTGGTATGACTGTGCCCAATTCGTTCGTCTGCACTAAAAACCTAAAACAGTTTTATGATAATGGTATCGCATGGAACAAGCCATTTGTATGTGAAAACATTAATCGTAATACAAATCTCCTTAAAAGCAAAGGGAATAAAATGTTTTCACCAGACTTGTCATTCGTAGGTGCGTCAAAGAACGACCCAGTTATATTAGAGTTGGTCGAGTATTTAAAGACCCGTAATAGTTCCGGGCATTATTCCAATGAGAATGAATTCGTTGGAGATTTATCATATTGGTGTGAAACTGCTATTCAAAATCAACGAATGAATTTACAAGGTGCAGAGTTAGTTGGTATCAAAAATAACCAAGGAAAACAAATACTACTTGAAAATTTAATGGAAGAAGCGTATATTCAATTTCATCCCGATTCATATGGCATTCTAATACCTGCGGATGAGATTTTAAGACGACCTAAGTATCAATGGTTTGCTGTATTATCTTCAGAAGCAGTATTAAATACTAACGCAATTATTTCAAAACATTTACTATCTAGTATCGCCGATAGTGAAGATATGTACCGTCAAGATAAAGAATTACGTAGTGTAGTTACCATATAAGTTTAAAAAATACAATATAAACGTTTATGTATTATATTGTATAATGGAGGAACAAATTGAACCCAAAATCGTAAAACATTCATTTGATGAATGTATTAGTAAATCAACGGATACAATAAATAATCTGTATACCCGATATCAGGATGATGAATGGATGACATCTAAGATTTATTCGTATATTAATAACCAACTTACGAATGTGATTGATAATATTAAAAATACACACGAACAACGAGTGTCACGTATAGAAGAATTAACGAACGAACAAGATAATTTTATCCATTCATTTTTAAGTGACAATCAATATTTTTTTAATTCAGCAACCGATAGATTTTTTTATTATGATGGGGTGCACTATCAAATCATTAGTGAAGATGATATTTTACATAAAATTTTAACTACAATTACAAGAGGCAAAAACTTAATGTCTTGGAAACAACGAACTAAAATCCATATTATGAAACGAATAAAGGATACAAGTCTTATTTCAAGTATACCTGAATCAATGACTATTCAATCTGTTATTGATGCATTGTATCCAACATTATTCTCTACACGCAATCAAGCCAAATATTTTCTTACCATCATTGGTGATAATATTCATCGTAAAAATTCAAATCTAATTCATTATATTAAACCATCATCTCGTCAGTTTATCAAAGAATTAAATTCTGTCTGTCAATTCTTAATTGGTATTACTATAGGTCAGACTTTCAAAAACAAATATCACGACCATTCGTATACCGATTGTCGTTTAGTACCGATTAATGATACGGTTCGTTACGAACACGTTTGGAACAAAATTATACATAATTTGTCATTAGACTTGCTATGCGTAGCATCTCATTATTCATTACGATATGGTTCTTCAGATGAATTCGTGGTATCATATAGTAACGACGACGAAATGTTGTTTTCAGCATTTTACGTGAAGAATATGGACCCTAATATGCTTATTACCACATTCATTACTGAATATCTAGACATCACTTTACCAGACAAAAATACGATAGGTAATATTGTACCAGAAAATCAAGATGGCATAATTCGTGCCCCGCAAATTACTTGGAAAAATATGCAATATCTATGGAAACATTTCCTCGATACAAAAAATCTCCCCCCTATTATGTTTTTAAATACATTTAAAAGTGCTCTTCAACAGAAACTTAGTATATATTATTCTGAAGACCAAGATTCATTTATTGGAATATGTAGCAAACATTTACCTGCCATTCAAAAATTTTTACACTTTTGGGATGTGACAATTGTTCTTGATAGTTCAGAGTGTGATTTTGAAATTGAAGAAGTTGTTTCATTATTCAAGAAGTGGTGCAATATTAACAATATTGGAAGTATTAATATGAATGATAAACAGATTATTGATTTAATACAATATTTCTTTCCAACAATTGAGATTGAACGCGATAAATATATTTCAGGTATTTGTTGTGATTTATGGGATAAACAACAAGATATTCAAACTGCGTTAGATAGTATGAAAGAACTAATTCGTAGTAAAAAGAGTAATAATGGGGTATCATCACCAGGACTAAATCATCATATTTCAATTTACGACGCATACACATATTATTGTAAGTTTTTTTCATCGGGGTCGTCATTAATAGTAAGCAAAACCTATTTTGAAAAGTACATTTTTGAAAATTTGGAAGAGTATATTATTGATAATAAATTTTTGTCGTATGAGTGGTATATTCTCTAAATTGTAGTATAGTTATATTCATAAAAGTATACTACAATTAATCTTTTTTTTCTTTCTTATTTTTACGGGTCTTGCTCTTCTTTACATATCCAAACTTTCCTTTCTTTGCTGAAAATCCGTGTTTCTCTAAACGCATTTCCTTTTTTGCGGTTTCGTGTTTTTTTGCCGAAACGAGTCTTCCCCATTTATTCATTAGTATATCGTCTTTTGTAAGACCCGCCTTTGTTTTATATGCGGTTCCATTATGTACTTGTTCTCTTGAACCAAATAATTCTTTGTATTTCTTTCCTTTTACGGTATAAGTTCCATCTTCGGCACGGACGGGACGTTTCATTGTTTTATTCTTATATACATTAGATAGATTTTGTTTTTTCTTTCCACCTTTTGTAGGTGTATTAAATCCAAATAACCCAGCCCCTCTCTCATAATCACTTTCATCATCATCACCAAATAAACCTGACCCCCTTTCATCATCATCATCACCAAATAAACCTGACCCCCTTTCATCATCATCATCGCCAAATAAACCTTTACCTTTTTTTATAGGTGTTTCAATTACTCTTCCCTTTTTAGCTGGTCTTTCTACTTTTGGAGGACCAGAAGAAGCTTTATTTTGTATTAATTCTATAAATTTTAAATTTTGTTTATCACATATTATTACTTCTGGGTCAAGGTCATCATCTCCGAACTCTGACACTCCATTCATATTATTTGCGGCATATCCTTCATATCCCTTTTCACACAGGTACATAGATAAAGCATTATCTTTACCTGGAATAGATTTACGTTTATGATCGTTATGAAATCCGTAATTTTCATCCAATATCTTTTGTATTTTGTCAGATGCGTTCGTATATAAGGTTTCATTTGATTTGTCTATTGCGATTAATCGTAGCTCCTTATTTGTCGCAAATTTAAATACATTTCCCGTTTCTTTCGCATACTTACTCGCATATTCATTTGTTAGTGCAAAAAACGTATGACGTCTTTCTTGTAATTGTTCTGGTGTTGATATATGATTACTCCCGTGGTATAATACAGTTCCTTTGGGTATAATATAATATGTAATACTGGCGTCAGTAAATTCTTTAAAGTTTAATTCTTGTGAACTCATTATATATTATATTATGATTTTTGTAGTAGTTGTAGTTTATAATTCATTCAATTGATGTAGAACATATTCTTCATCCGTCTGGAACACTTGTTTCAATGGTATATCTAAAGTATATGTTGAATCGCCCGCAAATTGTATTTTTTCTATACTACTTCCGATAAATGCATTCTGGTAAATATTAGTAACATTATAAGTATTTCCATCTATATCATTTATTGTTGGGGGGATTATAATACTACCGGTTAAATTAGTCCCTAACACTGTGCCATTTGCAAGGTCAGACGTATTATTACCTATAGCAACTTCGGTGCTTGATATTGTAGTATATACCCATAATCGCTTAATTGTTATGACAAATGGGAAGGTATTTTCATTAACCGTAATATTTATTGTATACGTATTATTTGAACCGTATGAAAATACGTGATTGCTTATTAATTTATCATTGTTAATTGAGAACAAATTGCTATCAACTTCATATATAAAATTAGTGGCATCTGTGTCCGGTGTGGTTAATGTCCCTATTTCATGACCTATTTCATAACCTTCATATATTTCAGTTCCTGCCAGTTGAATATTATTAACATTAACAGGAGGGTATGATTGATGTAAAATATATGGGTCGTTTGTCTGGGTTATTCTGAAAAATTGTTTTAGCCGTTCATTAAAATTATATGTTATATTGTTGCCCGAAAATATTATTTTTTCTATACTACTTCCCGTAAATGCGTTCTGGTAAATGTTGATAACATCGTATGTATTTCCATCTATATCATTTATTGTTGGGGGGATTATAATACTGCCGGTTAAATTAGTCCCTAACACTGTGCCATTCGCAAGGTCCTCCGTATTATTACCAACCGCGACTTCCGTGCTAGATCTGATTGTATATACCCATAGTCGCTTGATTGTTATAACAATCGGTTTGATATCGTATATAAATGTTTCATCTAAAGTAGTAATAATTATAGTATATGTATTATTTGAGCCGTATGAGAATACGTGATTGCTTACTAATTTATCATTGTTAATTGAGAACAAATTGTTATCAACTTCATATGTAAAATTAGTGGTATCTATGTTGGGTATAGTTAATGTCCCTATTTCTTGACCTATTTCATAACCTTCATATATTTCAGTTCCAGTTATTATTAATTTTGAAGAAATGTTCACATCTATATTTGCTGTTGCTACATTACTTGTTAATCCATAATTATCCTTTACATAATAAGAAAATGTATCAACACCCAAATACCCATTAGGAGGAGTATACTTAATGTTATTACTAATTAAATCTGTGTTTTGTAAAACATCTAATACACCATATTGAGGAAGTGTTTCTATTACATATTGAATATAACTAGAACTAGTCTGATCTATATCAACATCATATCCGTTTAATTCTATTAAACTGTTGATAGCATTAAATCCTACTATTTTATTTATATCATATGCGATTGGTGCGTGATTTTCCGCAATAATTATACTACTTAATGTAATAACCGTCTCAGAAGCAGGCATAGTTACAAAGTCCCCTGCGTTCTTTGTTTCCACTTCTCCACTATTAATAGATACATTAAACGTATTTTGTGTGACCTGTTCTATTATTAATGTATCATTTTCCAAATTGACTATGACTTTGTTACCAGGGGTCGTAATTACATACATAGCCGAATTTTCAAAATTAGCTGTAAGATTTACACTCAATGGATTTTCAGATGTAGATGTAGAACCATCTATTATTCTGACATTATCTATATTAGATGCTAATTGTGGGAATGGCAACGCATCAATAGGTATATATAAATCTAATTCCGTATCATCTATAGAAGTGACATTATAATTGGTTATTATAGCACTTATATTTGCCTTAACATTATCGCGTTTTTCTTGGTCGGTTGCGTTATCTGTATTATCAATTACAATATTTACATATGTACTATCCAATTGAGTGTATGAAATTGGAACACCATCTATTATAATATCTATAGGTTCGGGTAAACTAGATGGGAGTTGATTTACACTTACATTATAATCAGCGTTGTTCGGTAATATTACGATTGAAAAACGAGTAACTATAAAAACGTTTGCTGTGTTATACGCAATCAATGTAATACTCGCAGAACCAGAAATATTATTATATGTAGTCGTTAACTCATACCCATCTACAGTTGCAGTAACTAAGTCCAGATTATCAGAAGTCGCGGTGATTGTTGATATTCCATACACGTCAACAAATGTATTTGATAAGTTAAATGTGTTACTACTCGTGCCGTGATTAATAACAATTGGGGGTAATACATTTACTACCGGAGGTTTTGGAAAAGGTAAGACCAGATTCTTAGAAAACTTATAAGTCCCATCATTCGTAGTTATACGTATCGATAGACTGTCTTGGCTTAATGTATTCGGAAATACAGTATTCGTATATAGTTTGTCATCTTCTATATAAAAAAGAGAACTATCATCACTAGTATATATAAATGAAAATGAATTGATATCTTTGCTATTTATACGTGCGATTTCAGTTCCTATAGGTGAATTAACAATTAACTTATATGATGATACAAATATGTCGGTCGGTCCAAATGTAGACGTTAATGTTTTATTTACACTATACTTAGATGATTTAGCTAGCTGCGATAATCGTGCACTTCGTGTTATCATTTTATTATTACTAGAACTAGATATTTTGGAATTATCCGTTCTAGATACGCGGGGATTCGCACTAAACATTTTTGGCATTTTAATTAGGCCCCTATTATAGAATGATTAGAAAATTGAAAAGACTTAAGATGTAACTGTAATAAACAAATACTCCTATACTAATTATAGTAATAATGTCTTCCAGTACCAGTAATCTTGCTACTCAATATCAACGTAAAACTGATAAACAACATATTCTGGATAATCCAGATACGTATATCGGTTCTGTTGAAAATGTAGATTCACAAATGTGGGTTTATGACGATGAAACAAATAAGATTGTCTTGCGAGATATTGAATATATCCCCGGTCTTTACAAATTATTTGATGAAGGTATTGTGAATTGCCGAGACCATGTAATTCGTATGATACATTCACCTCTACTTGATAAAAAATTCGTAACTTATATTGAAACCAACATTGAGGAAGATGGAACTATCACTATGACAAATGATGGTAATGGAATTGACATTGCTAAACATCCAGAGTATGACCTTTGGATTCCTGAGATGGTTTTCGGTCATCTACGCACATCTACTAACTATAACAAGGATGAAAAACGTATTGTTGGCGGTAAGAATGGTTTTGGGTTCAAGTTAGTTTTGATTTGGTCTTTGTATGGAAGGGTTGAAACTATCGACCATACACGAGGATTGAAATACGTCCAAGAATACAGTGATAATCTGGATACTATCTCACCGCCAGTTATTACTAAGGTTCCTAAAACTACTAAACCATACACAAAAGTGTCGTTTCGTCCTGACTATGCACGCTTGGGAGTTCAAGGATTAACCCACGATATGCTTATGCTTTTGAAGAAGCGTGTATATGATATTGGCGCAGTAACAGACCATTCAGTCAAGAAAATTAAGGTAATGTGTAACAACGATATTGTCCCAGTTAAGAACTTTCAACAATATATTGATTTATACATTGGTGGTAAGGATACTTCTAAGCGTGTATATGAAACTAAAGATGAACGATGGGAATATGCGGTAGCACTTTCACCTACTCACGAGTTTACTCACGTATCTTTCGTAAATGGCATTTGTACTTTCAAGGGGGGTAAGCACGTTGACTATATTACCAGTCAGATTACACGTAAGTTATGTGATTATATTGAAAAGAAAAAGAAGGTTAAGGTAAACCAATCAGCTATCAAAGAACAGTTGATATTGTTTATTCGTTGTGATATTGTAAATCCTTCATTTGATAGTCAAACTAAAGATTATATGAATACGCCGTTTGCTAAGTTTGGTTCGTCTTGTACGGTATCCGACGGATTTATTGAACGCGTGGCAAAGATGGGTGTGATGGATACAGCGTGTTCCCTCACGGAGGCAAAGGATAATAAACTCGCAAAGAAAACTGATGGGTCAAAGACAAAGTCCGTACGTGGCATTGCGAATTTCATTGATGCTAATTTGGGGGGAACCGCACAATCAAAGGACTGTGTTCTTATTTTATGCGAGGGACTTAGTGCTATGTCGGGTATTGTATCTGGATTGTCAAGCGAGGACAGAAACACAATTGGAATTTATCCATTGAAAGGTAAGTTGTTGAATGTTCGTGGAGAGCAAATTAAGAAAATTAGTGAAAATAAAGAAATCAACGATATCAAAAAGATTATGGGGTTGGAAACTGGTAAGGAATACGAGTCAATTGACGAGGTTAATAAGTATTTGCGATATGGTAAAATTATGTATATGACAGATCAGGATTTAGATGGGTCACATATTAAGGGACTTTGTATCAATCTCTTTCATAGCGAATGGGCGTCATTAGTAAGAATACCTGGATTCATCTCATTTATGAATACCCCTATTCTTCGTGCTAAAAAGGGGGCTCAAGTCAAATTATTTTACAATGATGGTGAGTATAACCAATGGAAGGGAACCTTTGAAAATGGAGTTCCTACTGGATGGACGGTAAAGTATTTTAAGGGTCTTGGTACATCTACCTCAGCAGAATTCAAAGAATACTTCGCAAACAAAAAGGTTGTTGACTTTGTTTATTCCGGACAACATAGTGATGATACGATTGATAAGATTTTCAATAAGAAGAGAGCGGATGACCGAAAGAAATGGTTAGAACAATATGATAAGGATTCTTATCTTGATACAAGCAATCCGTCAGTTCAATACGAGCAGTTTATCGACCAAGAGATGATCCATTTCAGCACGTATGATTGTGCTAGGTCTATCCCTAACATGGTTGATGGCTTGAAGATTTCACTTAGAAAAATTCTATTCTCAGCATTCAAGCGTAAGTTGACATCTGAAATTAAAGTAGCACAATTTTCAGGATATGTATCAGAGCATAGTGCGTATCATCACGGTGAGGCAAGTTTGAATGGAGCCATTGTCAATATGGCACAGAATTTTGTAGGTTCTAATAACATCAACCTTCTTGAACCAAACGGACAGTTTGGAACCAGATTACACGGTGGAGATGATAGTGCGTCAGAGAGGTATATCTTCACTATGCTAAATTCACTCACTCGTTCACTATTTCCTGATGCAGACGACTCTGTGTTGAATTATCAGAATGATGATGGCACAATCGTAGAACCTGATTATTATGTTCCTATTATTCCATTCGCATTAATTAATGGTATTTCAGGTATCGGCACAGGTTTCTCGTGTAGTATTGCTCCATACAATCCTAGCACGATTATTGAATACCTAAAGGCCAGGCTAACTAAGAAGGATGTCAGCTCAATTGAATTTCTACCTTACTATGAAGGGTTTAAGGGAAAAGTCAGTCAAATCGCAGAACAAAAATACCTAATTAAGGGCGTATATGAGAAGATTGCGGATGATAAGGTGCGTATTACAGAACTACCAGTAGGCTCATGGACTATGTCATATACATCTTTCCTTGAATCACTCGTAGATGGTGTTACTGATAAAAATGGTAAGAAGTCTAGTCCATTACTTCGTGACTTCACTTCTATTTCTACAGAAGTTAAAGTTGACTTTACTGTAGTTTTCCCTCGTGGAAAGTTGGCACAACTAGAAGGTGAAGTTGATGCGAATGATTGTAATGGTGTGGAGAAGTTATTAAAGTTATTCACTACAGTAAGCACTACGAATATGCATATGTTTAATTCAGATTGTAAGCTTCATAAGTATTCGTCTCCCGAAGAGATTATTGATGATTTCTATGGAGTTCGTATTGGACTGTATCACAAGCGAAAGGCGTATCTAATCGCAGAGATGGAGAAGAAACTGATTCGTCTATTCAATAGAGCAAAGTATATTCAAGAGACTTTGGATGGAACAGTTGATTTGAGGCGAAAGAAGTCAGACCAAGTTACAGAGCTTCTAACCCAGAAACAATACGCAACTATTGATGGTGACTTTAAATACCTTATTAAGATGCCTATGGATTCAGTAACAGAAGAAAATGTCACAAACATCATAAAAGAAAAAGAAACTACCGAACAAGAGTTGGATACTCTCAAGAAAACAACTGTAGAAAAGATGTGGACGGTCGAACTAAATACATTAGAAAAGGAATACGCAAAGTATAAGACAAAGCGTGAAAAAATCCAAATTGGAGAAGGACCCAAAACAAAGTCACAAGCTGCTTCGAAGAAGAAGGTTGTTATCAGAAAGAAAAAGTAAATAATGTCTCCTCATAAAATTATAAAAAATATATTATTGTATATATTTTTTATTTGGTATGTAGTGTAATTATAACGTAGTGGTTTCAAATATTTTACTGGTTACAAGATATGGGTCACAATTAGAACTTGGGCGTCTGTCTTCGAAATAACCCTTCTTATTCTTTACATTCGCATTTCCTATCCGTATAGATGCTCCTCTATTTGCCGTTCCAGATGTAAATTTATCATATGACGCGGTTTCGTGTTCTCCTGTCATTCGTTTTTCATTTCCACTACCATATACCTCCATATGTTCGTTGTGCTTTTTTGATAATTTATCAATCGCACTAATTATATAATATAAACCATTCTTATCACGAGTTCCTTCTCTCATTTGTTTTGTGCTATAATTGGTATGACATCCAGACCCATTCCAATCACCAGGTAACGGTTTGGGTTCTATGTTTATGATTACATTATGTGTTTCCGCAATCTTTTGTAAAAGATAACGAGCCATCCATAAGTTATCGCCGGCTTCTATTCCTTCGCAAGGTCCTATTTGATATTCCCATTGTCCTGGAGCTACTTCTGCATTAATACCTGATATAGTAATCCCATAATTTATACATTCTAATAAGTGTTCTTCTGCTATTTTACGTCCAAACGCATTTTCAGCACCTACACTACAATAATATTGTCCTTGTGTTTTATTTTCATCATATCCCAATGGTTTATTTGTCATTGGGTCTATTATAAAATATTCTTGTTCTATGCCAAACCACGGTTTCGTATCTGTTCGTTTATTAAATATTTTGGTCGCATTATTACGATTGTTTGTTTTTAATGGTTTATCTAATGGAGTATATGTATCACATAACACCAACATATGAAACAAGTCATTTCTTGACGAGAACATACGTCTTGGTTTTATTATTACTTCTGATTCAGACCCGGAACTTTGGTTTGTTGAACTGCCATCATAGTTCCATTCGGGAATATCTTCCATATGGATAGTATCAATACTCCGATTGTGTATTACCTTTATTTTTGAGCGTAATTGATAATCATTATCTATCCACACATATTCTAATCGTAACGCCGACATTATTATAGTATTATTGTAATGATTTGTTTATGTATTTTTTTTTTGTAACATTCTAAAAAATTGATATTTTTACCTTTATTCATACATAAAAAACTAATACAATACAATAATGGAAGAACTATTACTTAAGGGTTACCTCTATAGGTTTAAGACGGCAGGAACTAGACAGTTTACCGCAAGGTTTGATGAGATTTCTGGCACTAGTAATACATTATTCGTTACAGAATATACTGACGAAAATGGACATGTTCCAGGGATAAGAACTTTACCATTTCAGTGGATAAAGAGCATAGAGTTGATAGAAGAAGAACATAATGAAATTGAAACTATATTATTAGATACAGTTCATAATAAAAAGGGACGTAAAAAATCAAAACCACCTAAGATGGTAAATAATTTCATAGACTAACAAAAAAATATCAGTATAATATAACATTATGTTTTCCGTACAAAAAAGAACACTTCTTTTTTTACTCGCATGTATACCAGCTAGAATGATAATAGCAGCATTACCTTTATATATAGAGTCATCATATCTACCATATTATGGGTTGTTGCTATTATTACCTACTTTAGGATTTCTCTACCTATATTTCAATAATTTACGATTAAATGCGGTTGAAGCGGGAGGACATACTTGGTGGGCGGATTATCGTTTGATACACGGTCTTCTATACTTATGTGCGTCTATATATGCTCTTCAAGAAAAAATACTCGCGTGGGTTCCCTTAACAATTGATGTTGTCTTGGGGCTTATATTTTTTGTAATTAGGTATTCATCGTAAATTTTTATTTTTAACTTATTATTTTAACAGACTCGTTCTCGGCATAAAACACAACAATCTCCAGTATGTTTGTTATGTTTAATATTATTTGTAAAACAGACCGCACACACTTTATGTCTGCACCTTGGAATCACATAATTAGATTCTTCAAATACACACATACATATGGGACACGTTTCAGGTTCAGGTTCTGATTTGTTTTCGGTCATTGTCTTTATAGTTTCATAGCATTTTGATATACTCTTATTTATGGAATTTGCTGTGTCGTTATAATAATTATCATTGTATTGAACATGATTTTCTATATTTTCATCAATGGCTGGATATTGTTGGTTTAACAATAAGATGTCGTGATGAGATGTTTTTCTGAAATGGCTTGGATATTGGTTATGTTGAATAAAGTTTTCCAAATCACTCTTCATCTGTAACTCTTGAAAGAATTGGTCTAGTTCTTCGTCTGGCATTTTAGGTTGTGCTATTAGTAAGCATTTGTTAGTTATGTTTATCCATAAGAATAAAAAGTTTTCAATTTTTATATTCAGGTTGCCAATATTATCTCATAATAGATGTATAGAATGGGACACGGTGGTGCTAAACGTAGTAGTCAAATGGCTAGTTATATGAATGGAGATTTCGGAGGGGGGCCAATCAAGGCCGGATTGCCGTATCAGGTAGGGAGAAGTTCGGCAGTTAGTTTTGCGTTTAGACAAACTTCGCAAAATCTTACTGTCTTGAAAGGACGTAAATACAGACTGAATACGGTTTTACAATTATCAATTACAACTCTTGCGACTAAATACAATAATGCGATTGTTGTATATAATGATGGAACTCAATTTAATGATACTACTGATATTCAGGCAAAATTAGCAGGATTATCCAGTCCCGGGGATGATAATAAAATACTTGTACTAAATGAAATATTAGAAGCAAGAACAGCAAAAAACACAGCACAGACCGCATATGATAACGCATAAATATTACAATTATATGGTGATTTCACTGAAATTCATAGATTTTACTCGTGGAATTTTTATAGGAGGTGTTCGGCATGTATGCCTGGGTTTATTGTGTAAATTGAGATTTAGTTTATTGATGAATTGTCTTTCATTTATTTTGTCTTGTAATGTTCTTTGTTTTGGTTTTATGCCATTCTGAACATAATATACAAACGTGTACGTTGCGCTGTAAAATGTTTGTACCTTCATTGTTTTCTTGTTTTACGATTGTTTCTATACTATTAAGTTATTCAATTTTACTCAAAAAAAATACACTATTTACAAATGTATTTTTTCAAAATGTCTAATTTGACTAGCAGCTAATTCGTCTTTTACGAACATTCTTTTTCAGGAACTTATAAACTATTAAATGATCGTAGTTTATAAGTTTATTGTCTATTTCATCAAAACATCCTTTACATATAACCATCGTTGTATTGAACTTATACTGGAACGTATATTGACACATTGGTTGGGTGCATACTCCATTTCCGCATTTATTACAAGCATTGGATACCTTATCTAACTCACACTCATTGCACGTTTCCGCTCCATTGATGACGTCTAATGAAACACTCCATTGGTTTATTAAATTAAATTTAAGGCTCATATTGACCTGGCATTATTGTTGTATTACTTTACATATGAAAAAGTTTTCAATTTTATAAAATTTGTAAACGAAAACGAAAGAACAAGCTCAAATAAATATTTTATTAAATTCTGTAATTAATTCTTGTTTAGATATGGATTTTGGGCCACACGTATTGTTTTTACAATCGTAATCAAGTTTAGACAATTCATCAAATAATTCATCGGTTAATAGATTATCAAATTTAATAAAATAGTGTGATTGTATAGATTTTTTGTCAGTTTGCGTATCAATATCACTTGCGTTCACTCCAACCCGCCTAAATGATATATCGTGTTCGTCTTCTTTCTTTGTAAATTTATATTTGTTAGGGATTAATTTTGCGGTAACTTTTCTATGTGTGGTTTTTTTAATCCATATTTGAAATACACAAGGAACATCATAATTTTTATTATCAACTATAAATGAATTTTCTGGTAGGTCATATTCATAAACTAAGTGAAAATTTAAAGGAAAATGCTTCTTTAAACTTTCCTTTTTAAAACTTTTAGGTAATATAAAGGAAATACTATCGCAATATTCCGACGATTTTTTTATAAACTTAATAGCTAATGATGATTGGCGACCAAAAGGTGGATTACCTATAATATGGACGTTATTCACTTTCGTTTCATTATTAACAGTAGCATTATAATTGTAATTTAAATAGTCTTGTTTTATTATTTCACTATTTTCAGGTTCTAAATCGTAAAATTTATAATTTTGAAATAATAATTTAATACCGTTTATAAAAGCCCCATCACCAGCACTTGGTTCAATACATAAATCATTTGGTTGAATATTAATTTTTTCTTTTATTAACTTCATACATTTATTAACTATATCTGGAGATGTATAATATTTATCTATTGTTTTTCGGTTTAAACCAGTTGATTGGGTTTCGTCCATTTTTACTATATATGGTAACATATTTTTAAATCAATTTAAACAAGATGATAGTTCACATACTACTCATTCTTAATTTTAAATAATTTTACGCTAAATAATATAAGCACTGTCGCATATAACTACATATAAAATGCCGAAAGTTGACATTGATTATTCTAATACTATATTTTACAAGATTTATTGTAAAGATTCAGCTATAGATGACCTATATATAGGACATACTACCAATTTCGTTCAGAGGAAATACGCACATAAGCAAGGTTGCACAAATAATAAATCGTCCAGTTACAATTGCAAATTATACCAGACTATGCGAGATAATATGGGATGGGACAATTGGACTATGGAAATTATTGCATTTCATAATTGTGATGATTTATACGCAGCTAAAAAGCTAGAACAATCATATTTTGAAGATTATAAAGCTACATTGAATAGTATAGAACCATTACCGAAACCGAAACCGAAATTAGTGAAATATACACATACGAATGAACGCCATCATTGTGAGGAATTTATATGTAAAGATTGTGACTATTATACGTCACGTGAAAGTCAATACACACGTCATTTATCTACAACTAAACATACACTTAGAACAAATGGAACAGATTTAGTTCATAACAGTAAGTTTGAATGTGAATGTGGTAAAATATATAGTTGTAGGCAGAATTTGTATCGTCACAAACAGATGTGTAAGGGTGTAGAACACGACCAAAATCAAGCAGTTCCTGTATCAAATACGGTAGATTCCTCCTTGGTAATAGAGCTACTGAAACAGAATCAAGAATTCAAGGAGATGATGATAGAACATCATAGGCGGATGACAGAACAACTGGATACAATCATAGAGTTATCTAATATAATTGAAACACAACAAACAATTATTATTGATTTAAATAATTTTACGCTAAATAAACACAAAAAAGAAATGGCTACGATTTGAAAAAATGGACATTTATAAAATGTCCAAAATGGATATGGTTGAGATAGTTTTGTTTTAATACTTTTCTAAAATTGTGTTTGTGATGAGAACGCAGTATTCTTGGAATTTATGATGAAATATTTACTTGCATAAAAAATAAGTATATTAATGTGTAAAGTATTTAGGGGTAAAATGTATCCTTACTTTATAGGATTAAATGAGGATTGGAAATATGAATAAAACCCCAACTGAATTTATATGTAACGTTTGTAACTTTAAATGCTGTAATAAAAAGGATTATAATAGGCATTTAACCACAGCAAAACATAGAATGAGGATAAATATGGCCCAAATTACCTATAATACCCATGATGGGTTTTATTGTGAGTGTGGAAAGCAATATAAATATAAACGTGGTTTATGGAATCATAAACAGAAGTGTAAAGGAGTAGAACCAGACCAAACCCCAGTTGCACCAGTATCAACTCAAGTTGATTCATCCTTGGTAATAGAGTTACTGAAACAGAATCAAGAATTCAAGGAGCTGATGATAGAACAACATAAGAGAATGACGGATCAACACGATACGATTATAGAGTTATCAAAGAACACTGGAAACACAACAAACAATACCATTAACAATACAACGAACAAGTTCAATCTGAATGTGTTCTTAAATGAGACGTGTAAAGACGCTATAAACCTGAATGATTTTATCCAATCGATAGAACTCACAATAGATGACTTTATCAATACAGGAGAAGTAGGATACGTACGAGGAATCTCAGATATAATGTTGGAGCGTATTCGAGATATGCATCCACACGTAAGACCAATTCACTGCACTGATTTGAAACGTGAGACAGTCTATGTAAAAGACTCTGATGTATGGTCGAAGGAAGATGAAACAAAAAAACATTTAACAAAAGCAGTCCGTATAGTAGCGAATAAGAACAAAGCTCAAGTCCACCCGTGGATAGCTGAAAATCCTAAATATGATAAATTAGATACCCCTGAATGTAATAAATTCTTTGAATATTCAAAGGCATCATTAGGTGGATATGGTAAAGATGAAGATGAAAAGTTTGAAAATAAAATAATAAACAATATCCTAAAGGAAACGATAATTGATAAGGCCCTAATAGCCAACACGTAAAATATAATATGAATGCGGTCAAATTATATTTTAGTAAACTTACAAAAATGGTTTTTGTTCTAGTTGCTTGAAATCGCGGTCGTGATTGCGTGGTAATTCAAGTGGAACAACCAGTGTGCTCTGGTCTTGGCAGTATTTCATATAACTAATACTAGAACTGTATACAGAAGGAATAGCATAATCTAACACAAGTTGGTTTAGTCGTTCAACTTGACCGGTAATGTCATCTTCGCGATGTTCTGCGTTCTGTAAGTAAATACTACGCATAATGATTTTGAGTGTATCTATATTTTGAGGTGCAATCACAAATTTGTTCTGAGATGCCTTATATACACCAGCTCTAAGTGCGTTTTGTATAATTTGAATATTACCAGCAGAAAAATAGACTTGAGCGAGAACATTCGATTCTATGTCTCCTCCAAGTGCCTCGCGATATTCAGTTGATGTATTCTTAAGTGCGATTTTTTCTTGCATTTTGAATACGGCATCGGGTGAAGGAGGTTCCGCAATATTTACTCGACCATTATATCTTTCGGTATTTATAATTTTATGAATTTTATTGATATCATCAGGGGCCAAATTGTAATTCATAGTTTTATATAATTGGTATATATTTTCATTGATAAAATAAACGGCATTGAGAACCAACTCACTAAATATATTTAGTGAGAGACGAAACAAAATGTATATAATAGTATATACAATGGATAATTTTTACATGATAGTTATAACAGTAGCGATACTTTCATTAATATTAGTGCTTACATATGTTGGTATGATAATGGCTTATGGAGAAGGAACCACCACATATCCCCCTCAAAGCACAACATGCCCTGATTATTGGGAAGTGAATGAAGATAAAAAATGTAAGATACCCAATGATGAAGAGAAAAACATCGGTTCGCTATATGAGAGTGGTCTTCTAGTTGACAGTGTAAAAGAGACCCCTGGATTTGATGAAGGTCAGGATGTAATTGATTTCGCTCATGTTGATTGGAAAGCATCAGGTCAAGAAATATGTGCTAAAAGGTCTTGGGCTAATGCACACGGTGTAGTATGGGACGGTGTATCAAATTATAATGATTGTTAAATGGGTGAGTAAGATGTTTATTTCATAAAGTTATATTATGAAATAAATTATATTATGAAATAAATTATATAGTAAAACTGATAACACGTTGTTGTTCCAATGAAGAATTATCTAATTTATCTAAAGAAACGGTATTTTGGTATAAAGTATGAACTGGAAATGCCTTTTTTGTTGGATGTGTTACAATTTCCATAATTCCGTATTTCAAACGTCGTATAGTAGATAGTTCTCGTTTAATTTCATTCACTCTTAAATCCATAGCAGTTTTTAGGAATTCTCTATTGTTAGTTTTTTTGTATTCATCAATGAGTTGTTTGCTAGTTTCAATATAAGAAAATAAGTTGTCTTGTGCTTTGTGTAAGCTCTTAACTGTATCTGTATTATTATACATATTATGATGAGTTTCAATGTAAGATTTATATGAGTTCTCGTTTTCTGTGTACAATTCAAGTGTTTTTTTGTATAAGTTAACATTATCTTCACTAGAAACATAATCAAACAAATCGTTAAGCTTTTCAGTATCTATAATTCCGCGTGTTTCCTCAAAATCTTCCTTTGTTATATCAAACATCTCTTTAAAGTGTAATAAAAACCCGGCAAATAGTTCAATATTAAGATTACACGGATTTTGTGTATCACCGCAAATAGCCTTGTATATGTTCTCGTCTCTAGTGAATATGGTTCCAACCTTTCGTTTGCATTTAATACATTCGGGTGTATATTTGCGCATTAGCTGTTTTGCCATCTTCTTATTCGGTTCGTTTTCGTATATTCTTTTCTTTTTCTCGTGAATTTTAGTTTCATACTCATTTTTCATACGGAAGTATTGATTAAGAGCGTCTTTATAATTAGTATTATCTTCATTGTCATTATCGTCTCCACCAATGTGGTCTACATCTGAATTACGGAAGTTGATACTGGGATTATTGTCATATATTAAGTTAGTAATTGTGTCAATGTTCTCAATAAGAGTTATTTTATTGTTTGAAACATTAAGTGTTTTCAGTTTATTAAGACCTTCTAAGTTTATTTGATGTAGTTGATTAAAATCACATAATAATTCTTCTAAATTGGTTGGAAGGTTCTCTAATTGTGTAAGTTTATTGTGTGAAAGATTAAGAGTTTGAAGATTATTTAAATTAGAAACATCGATATCTTCTATTATATTTCCCGAAAGATTAAGAGAAGATAGAGAACTAGGTAAATTATCAATCGTTTTGAGTAGGTTCTCAGCACATGTGAATGAAGTAATCCCTTTGGGTATATTTACAATATTTGTAATCTCACCTTTACCCAAAATGATGGTATCAATTAATCCAAATCCTGATTCTCTGAGTGGAGAAAGGTCAATATCCCCGTGGAGCTGTTCTTGTATTGTTAAATTGGTAGATTGTCTGGAGTAGTTCTCTAATATGTCTAATAATCGTGATTGAGCGGTATTATTTTCAATAATAATATTCTCGCGCTGTTGATTTGTAATACTCATACTAATTTATAGAATATGCATATAATAAAATTGTATATTATCCGGATATGAAAGGCAAATTCGAAATACTTGAAATTTGAGTTTCTTCATCAGTTTTCCTTTGGTCTTGGTAATGTCTAATCTTAGACATGACGTATTCTTGGTCTTTTATAAGTTTTTGTTGTCTATCATATTCATTCGGTTTTTGTGTATAACAATAATACAGAGTAGCAACCACAATCGCACCGAATATAAGGAGAACCCCGATATTAAGCACATAAAAATACACATCTACGCGTTTAGAATGGCATTTTTGAAGAGTGTTAAATAGATAGTTTTTGACAGAAGGTTCAATCAACGTAGCTTCGTCCATTATTATTTTTATATACAATAAAAATGGATGAAAATATCATTACATATACGCTAAATAATACATAACAAACAAGTAAGAGAAAATGGCGATAACCATAGAGACACTCCAAATAGGGATAACCGTTTTGTGTCTATACCCGACTCCGAATTGTCTAAATGACCCATCATTATTGTATAACATAGTAGGCTTAGTCATATGAATAATAGAGAACAAGATAAGAAAAATAATAATAGAGATGCTAAGTTTATGATAACGTACAAACCCTTTCATTATATTGATATTTATGATTTACAATATCAATATAAAAAATTTACGAAGAAAAATAGCTAATCTTCTGGGAATTCATCTTCATCGCGATCTTCCGGATAAAAATCTCCATCCGTATAATCTTCCCCTAGATCTTGGAAGTCATATGTGTCACGATTATAATCGTCCCCTGGTTCATACTCATCTCTCTTTTCAATATCATATATATCAAGAGCTTCATTATTGGTTTCTCCCGTGATTTCAGTTTGTTCTGACCCGATTTGCCCGATTAATTCAGACCGTTCCCGGTCATACGTAGATTTCTCGTATTGAAAGATACCTTTCTGTTGACCTATATTCCAGCGTTCTAATTTGTGTTTTTTAAACATGTCTTCTATTTTACGTTCTTCAATACTCATATTACCCAAATAAGAAATAATCCCTTGTTTTTCTTTATCCTTTGACCGGTTCACCTTATTCATAATATTATCATAGGTAATATCAAGTGACAGTTTATTCTCTTGTTCTACTTCAATGAAAGTGATTAATAGGGAAGCAACCTTTTCTTTAAGCTCCAATAAATTGCCGGTAACAATCTGTATCTCTTCTAAATTATTTTGCGAGTCAGCCGTGTTTTCATCTAGGTCATTAACTTCCGTTTGTAGTTGGTCTGATACATTTTGGTCATCTATAATGTCTTGTCTGTGTGATAATTTGTTAGTTTGAATATCTGCGATTAGCAGGTCAGAATCATTTGAGAGAACAATATATTCATAAATGATAGAATAGAAACAATAAGTGTATAGACGGTAAATAGTTTGTTTGTCAAACATACAATGGAATGATTGAGAAATCTCATCAATGTCTTTAACCAATTCGGTCTGTAATGGTATATTTTCCATAAACATAGTGATTGTAGATAATCGTCTTCCCACTTCCATTAGTAATCTGGTAATAATTTTATCTGATTTGAATTTATGAAGTTTTGCGTAGTACTTTTCTATAAATTTAGAAATATCGCTCATATGACTCTCACTAACCCCCCAGTGAGCTGGAACCTTATAATAAAAAGGATTTTGGTGTAATAATGCGGATGGGTAAGTTCTTCCAATAGAAAATGATGCGTTTTGTATGAATTGAACGATAGAGTATAGTCCTTGACTGGAAGAATTATTTATATCGGCAGCATCATCATCAATAGACCATTTTGTAATGTTTAATAAAAATGCCTCAAATTTGTTCATCTCGGACGCCCCAAGATTGCCATGTTTATCAATAAATGTAATAATTTCTTTGTATAATCGAGTGTTTGTAGTGGTTAAGTATTTATTCAATGTCTTTAATTCATCACATCTCTCATTTCTCATAACCTTAGGATTATGTTTATTGAGGACATTTAATAAGTGTTTTCGTAAAGGGGCTTCAATAACAGTAGAATCAGTCAATTCAAGGTGTGCGATGATGTCTTTCAATATGTTTACTTGATTATGTTCGGTTTGGGTATCAATATGAATAAGATTGTTCTGATATACCAATTTCATTAATTTATGTAAATCAGATTCAGTATACTTCTTTCCATTTCGTTTGAGAAACTCTATTTTATCTGCGATTCTCCAAGAAGAATTGTATTCAGCTGGGCGTTCGGAACACACTGATTTATATATATCTGGAACTGGTAATTTCCTGTCAAAATTACAATAATGAATAACCGTAGAATAAATTAATTCTTCCATATCTCCACTAGACACAACTGGATATTTAATCCCAGTAAATGGAGAATGATATAATGAAGGTGCTTTGGTTAACGTATTTAAGTCATTGATAATCGCGGACAGTTGGTTTACTGTTTTAATACTAACATTAATGTTCTCATCTTCATTATTAAAATATGAGATAGGATTAGTTAAATTGGTTTCATTACAACAAGCATTTTCCAAGAAAGGTAATTGAGAAGAAGTCTTAAGAAGTTGGTCTTTATTTCGTACAATATGATTAATGTACTCAATAATTCCATACCCGAATTGTGCGATTCTACTTTTTAAAACAGAAATAGATTTATATTGGTCTTTCTTACCATATCGCAATAATTCAATAAAATCTTTTTTGAATTCAGTGCTAACATTTCTAAGTGAGTTAACAATAGAGAATTTAACAACAGGTGGCATAAAATGCTTCCATTTTTCAAGGTTATGTTCTTCTGGGATGACGATATCCGGGTTTAATAGAGTGTATTCGCGTTTTTTAACATACAGTTCCGAAATATCATTTCGTTTAAAAACGTGTAATTCAATCATACTTTGAATACGTTTAGTTAATGCGTCTTGTTTGTGTTGTTTAATAGCGGTCCAAGGAGAAATCTGGCTTTTGATTTTATATAAAACACACGCGATATATTTGATACCGGTTGTATCCTCAATTCCACTCATTGGAAATCCTCCAAATGAACGTACACATCCAGGAAAAGTTTTCTTTAGTTTAAATGACGGAACTGCGGTTTGTATAGCAACAAGTAAGACCGAAGAAATAATAATAATAATAGTTTCATTGTAATATTTCTGATAAGATCCTAATGATTTACCCTTCTCCTTTTCCATTTTTTTAGATTTTCTATTATATGTTTCTTCTTTCATAATACTTTTATCAATTATTTCGTTAGATGTTCTCATAACAAATTCTTCAATAGAATCAACATTAATATCAATATTAGACGCAATGGTCGAAAACACGTTATATATCGTCTCTGCGAGTTGGTTTTCAAATACACGATGTTTCTTCTTGCCAATAGATTCTAATACAACACTTCCCAAATCCTTTTCCATAATATCATTGGATGTAATACGAAATCCACTTTCATCAAAACCTTCTTCGCTGCTGAAATCTATTTTACGGAGAACAAACCCACTATATTTATCTACAATTGAGTCTCCGTCATCACTCAACATACCATTAGAGTGACATAATTCCTCTAATTTCTTATTATAGTCCCCTCCATTGATAAACTCATTCGCTAACTCTGATAAAGAGATAGGAAGTAGTTTCGTATTGGTGTCTTTACAGTATAACCACGCGTGGTGTTCACCCAATTCAGTTACAAGTGGTGAACGACAGTATTTTCGCACGAAAATAATAATATCTTGCTGTTTTTTAGTGAAATTATCTTGTCCGAAGATGAGGTCACGTAATTGCAAATGTGGTGACATAATGACTTCATTATCGTTTGATAAAGAACCAATCATATAAGCCAGATTATTCGCTTTATACAATTGGATATCTTTCAATACACGTGATTTATTAAGCATTTTCAAATGATATGCGATGTTATCCTCTAATTTTTTTTCCAGTTCATCAACCGATATTTCATATCTCTTATCAAATTCATTAAGTAATTTGTCGCGCGTGTTTTGTTGGAATCTATTCTTGGCGTGGTCGGTTGTTTCACATACGCTATTCTTTTGATTTTTATAACAATCACGACTGATATTACAGAACAATGTATTTGTATCAAGAAACGCTTCATCTTCAATTAAATTATCACTAACCCAATTATCCTTAACACGTTTATAATACGTAGTCTTTTTACGTATGTCTTGTTCTATTTCAACTGACTCTTTTTCGTTATCCGATAATGACTCGATATTCCTCCCATCGTCTAATGTAGGTTTAATTTCCAACATAGCATATTCTCCATCTGAAACTAATTTCTTACCAGTAATAATGGTAGTAGCAAGGTATTTTGCGATGTCCTCTGGAGCATCGTGTTTATGAATAAGGTTCTCGACTAAAAATTCGTGAAATAATTCAGGAACCATTTTTTTCTCCTCATCTTGGTATTTCTTTAAAATATGATAAGGAGTATCATCAAGTTCGGTATCATAATATACTTCATCATTGTTATTATCTGTTTGTAAGTCTTTCATCGACGTGTATTTCTTGGTTAAGAATCGTTTGGTACAATCTGCTGCTTTAATCCGTTCATTATCCGTCATTTCATCTATATTCGGTTTGTTGATAACATCACTAAGATTTTCCGGTGTAATAAGCGATATTAAAATAGAAACCATTAAATTAGTATATAACTTACTATTGTCACTTTCATTAATATGAAGTAAGATTTCTTGAGGTGTAAGTTTGTTATTAGCCTTATCTTTGGAAAGTAAGTGATAATTTTGATAAAATGGTTCGGTCATATCACTGTTAGTAGAAATAAGATTTAAAATAGTATTGTCACTGAATGGTGTGCTATTGTATTTAGCATTGCGAATATAATTAAATTTCTTAGTCTTCTGAATTATACTGTCCTTAATTTCTTTGATTCGTTCTCTAACAAGGAATTTAATTTGATTATACTGCTTAAAATTAATGTCATCAGAATATACTGCAAAAGGTTCTAATTGTTCTACAAACCCTAGGAATGAAATCTTATTTTTCACGTATTTTCTTACGGTTTTAATAAAAAAGTGTGTTTTAGGTATAATGACATCTAAAAATTGTTTAAATTTATTATCATTATAGGAATCACGTGACACATCATTTCCAAGTATGAATTCTTGTATTCCCGATAAGAACTCCATTTTATTTTCTGCTTCCATCTTTTCATAATCAAGTTCCTTAGATAGGTCATTAATAACGTGAGGTATTATCTCGCGGTTTTTTCTTAACAATTTAAAAATAGAAGTATATTTCTCGTGTAAGGTAGATTGTCGCAAGATATTTGTGTTAGGTAAATCCATAGTAGAAAATCGAATAACGGGTTCTGGCATCATAATAACTGATTTAATTGTCATATTATCACTTTGTGTCATGGGTTTTCTTAGATACACAGATTTACCGGCTTTTAAATCAACCTTTTCAACATTCGAAAGTCCAAGATTGTATCGTTGAATAATAAACTGTTTAGTGACAAAAGGTTGGTTGCTGTTACCAAATACAGTAGAATTAAACTCCCCAAAATTATCAACAATAGCATCAATATTTCCAAGAACTTGTTTATTCTGAAGATAATCATTTGAATTATCTGGTTTTGTAAATGGGGTTAATATTGATGACGTGAGAATATTCAATTCGGTATATGTTAGCGATTTGTCTGTATTTTTTCGGTGGAAGTAATTGTCTTGGAGTTGCTGTAATTGTATTAAATCTCTATTATCATTGTTCATAATAACATCATCAGGTTCAACCATATCTTCGGAAGCACAAATAAATTTCTTATTAGCAACCACAGGAACCAACCATTTAAGTTGTGCGTCGATGTTTACAATTTTATCAACAATCGGTTTATAGTAAGCACCTTTAGTAGTGACATCATATACATTTTGATTACTATCAAACTTGGAAAACTGGTATCTTAGTTCTTTGAATCGTTCAATTAGTAAATGAATATTGTTCATAACCCTCAATGAACGTTGGCTATTTGGAATAGTAGACAATAGTTCATCTACCATATCATTAACTTGTTCCTCAATACTGTATCGTCGTTCTGATTCCGGTATTTCTACAACTTGTTCTAATGCTTCTAAACTTTCACCAAATATGATAGAATTTGCGTCAATGTATAGATTATGAAGTGTTTCACGAACATTTTCATCAAATTTCCCGTCTTCTGGAACTTGAATAACTGAGTCGCCTGTATCGGTAAATTCCATAGTAGCAATATCTTCTTGTTGGTAATTCCCTGGCTCAAACTCTTCGCCCTCTTCTAATTCTTGTCTGACAATAGCGAGAGACGGGACATTATTTAAAGAGTCAGGTTTTGTGCGTATCACAATTCGTTCAATGGGAATGTTTTGTGGAAGCCCTTTATATCCAAAATTTAAATATATGGTTTTAATATCAGGAAACGTAGTAATTTCAATCATATCCTCTTCTAAATTGGTGATTTCTCCAGTAATAATAGCTGGAATTTCTCCACCAAAATGAATATCGACCCAAGTTTTAGGTAAAAGATTATTTTGTCTTGAATATCCTTTCTCATCACTTCTATTAAGTAAATGAAGTTCAGTTATGGATTCGTCACTTAATGACCCCTCTTCGGTAATATTCAAAATATGTGTTTTACCAGTAGATGTGCTTATAATAGAGATCTTACTATCATCAATATATGTTATTAAACCAGTCATTTCGTGGATATCATTATTCGTCGGAGCCATTATTTCTATAATATCTCCTAATTCTAACTGAATAGAACGCCCATTGTTTGTTGTATTCCGTGTAAGTGATGTTTCTTCTATTATAGAATCAGTGTCGTTTGATGTTTCCATTATAATATAATACTAAAATATATAATATGTATCTAAATTATATTACATACAAAAGTTATTTCGTAAACAAAATAGATAAAAACAATTCCATATCTAATTTAATCAGATATGGAACTAACGCCATCATTCTCCGGCGTTCGTCTGGATATAGAATATTTGTCAGATAAGAATATAATAAAACGATTGGTAAAATATGATAATTTATATTATTATACGTTTTGCTATGATAAAGATGTATTATGCTATAATGATGATGAAACTCGACTATATCGAATGGTAATAATTTCGTATCCTGAAAACCAATTACTAAGTTACTCGCCACCTAAGTCAATTGGATACAATACATTCTGTAGTCGTTATCCAACGATAACCTCCAATATTCAAGTAAGTGAATATATAACAGGGAATATGATAAATTTAATGCATGATGATAGATGTAATATTTGGAGGGTAGTATCAGCGTCAGATGAAAAAACGACAAATATAATAAATAAGTTTAAATCCACATTTCATATAAATGAGAAAAATACCACACCTATATTGGAATACCTATCAAAAACCCGAACATACACATTTATTTTAAAGAAAAATTACAACAAGGTTACCCAGAATATAGATAAATTTTATCTGATATCGGTCTATGAAATACAAAATAACACTCTAAAATACATACCAAATACAGAATATGAGAACAATAGTTTTCTACGAGATATAGAAGGTATAATTTATTTCCCTCGCAAGTATAATTTGGATTGTTATAATAATCTACATAATATGGCAGACGATATAGATGGTTATTTATTAACAGATTTGAATACCGGAGATAGCACCCGAATAATGAATCCAGATATAATAATTCGAGAAGCAATGAGCGTGATTAACCCATACTATGCATATGAATATTTTTGCGTTCGCCGTATTGATAAATTATATGAATATAATAGAATATATCGCAAAACCAGAGATATTCGTTATAAAATTCATAGTGAATATGAGAAAGTAATCACAATTTTACACCAACATTATATGCATAAATTTATTTTCAAAACAAAATCAATATTACCAGATAAGTATATCCAGCATGTTAATTTTCTTCATAGTAATATTTACATTCCTTCTTTGAAGAAGAAAAATAAAGAAAAGATTACACGTACACGTGTAAAGGAATATTTACAATTATTAAATCCGTCCGAATTATTAAGTTTACTGTATCAGTAATACGTTTACATGCTGGAATATACAGTAGAAATTTTACTAAGATTTTGAATATACTTCATACAATGGTCTTTATTATCATCGTTCATAGTACGAACCGGTTCACGGATCTTGTCAATCATTCTCATGATTTCACCAGCATTAGATACAGACTGAAGGTCTTGTGCGTAATCCTTATCAAAAAAGAAGGAGAAGTCTCCTGCGTCAATGACCTGTTGATAAGGCATATATACCTTTTGATACCATGCCTTTACAATTAAAGACGGATTTGCCTTTTTGATTGTTTCAAATGAGGTTTTCGCCTTTGAAATATCTTGGTTTTCGGGGTATATCCGAATAATATCATCAAAGAATTCAATAAGGTGTGTATTGAAAGCGCGACTAAGAGTGGATTTATCAGCCATAGTATTATATAAAACAAAATAGAATAGTATTTATATTGTTTTAGTTACTAACTTGTTGTCCGAATGGTTGTTTATTCGGCATAATTTGATTAATATCGTCCATCCGTGTCTGTTGTAATGAATCAACCGTAACACTATTGGATACTTTATCTGGTTTATAGGTGTCATCCGGTGTTTTGATTAAATTCATACTATCACCTACAGAAACGTAATTATACATTTGTCTATTTCCCCCAGTGCCTTTAGCACTTAACTCATCTGGAGACATATCATACATGGTGTATTGTTCGGATGTAATATTTGTCCCACCGGATGAGTTCCCTAAATGAAATGATACAGGTTCTCCATTAAAATTGGTAGCTACATTAGATTGTTGCTTAATATCATTATGAAAAAATTTTATAATTTCATCTCCGTGTATAATACGATAATTATCCTTAATTAGTAATAACGAAGGTACACTATGTATGTTGGGTGGTAAAACCACCTTTCCGCCATTTTCAAGAATAATATATGTTTGATTTGTTCGTTTGTCTACTTGTCGTTTGTCAATACATATAAAACTGATTTTATCACTTAAATTCCCTTTAACAAGTGTCTGTAACACTTTTTGAGAATGAGTGCAATAGTTACTGTAGTATAAAATATCCATGACCTATATATTTTATACTAAATAATGTTTATGCGCTTCCTACGCACATTGAATGTAAAAGGCGGTTCTGAAAGTAGAAAATTGCATAACCGATACCGACAGTCATCATTTGAAAGTAGAAATCAAATCCTTTACGCTGGGAAATACCAACCATAAGAGAAGTTAATAATAAAAGTGCGAGAAGGAAGAACCCTAACATAGAAAGAAAGTAGAAGTAAAGACAATAGTCTTTACCAAGAGGGCCGAAAATAGATTGAAGAAAAGTATCCATAATTATAGAATATACAAAGAAAATAAATTCAAAAGTTACTAAAAATATTAGAACCAAATGGTATAAATATATACAACCATTTTATATAACCTTGTTATGGATAATTCTACAGTATGGAAATTGATGGATAAGTATTTTCAAGACAATCCTCAAAGTTTAGTAAGACACCATACCGAATCGTATAACGATTTTTTTAAAAATGGTATTTTTCAAATTTTCAAAGAAAAAAATCCATTGCGTATAAGAACTAAGTTCGACGAGAAAACAAACGAATATCGTTCCCAATGTATAATGTATTTTGGTGGTAAAGAAGGTAATAAAATATATTTTGGAAAACCAGTAATATATGATGATAACAATTCGCACTACATGTTTCCGAATGAAGCCAGATTACGAAACATGACATATGGTATGACAATTCATTACGATATTGATGTAGAATATATTGATATTTTAGACGATGGTGTTGAACCAACATTAGTAGGTCCAGATGAATTATTCAAAGGAGGACAATATGACGACGCACCTACATTTAAAAACTTCAAAGAAAACCCTGAAATGAATACAGAAATCGATGGGGATGAAATGGTCGGTGGAGCACCAAAACGTCGCACCAAGCGCACTACTCAAGAAATATCAACGGAAGAGACCGCATTAATTCGTGAATTAACAGAGAAATCGTTAGTTAGTTCAAATAAACAAGTGAGAACAACCACAATTGAAAAGGTATTATTAGGAAGATTCCCTATTATGGTTCAATCTGATTATTGTGTATTATCCGGGTTACCTGCGGATGTACGTCACACTATGGGTGAATGTCGTAACGACCACGGTGGTTATTTTATTATAGATGGAAAAGAAAAAACAGTAGTTTCACAAGAAAAGTTCGGTGATAATATGCTCTATATAAAAAAATCAGGGGATGATAAATATTTATATTCAGCCGAAATTCGCTCTGTTTCTGAGAACGTATCAAAACCCATACGAACATTATCTGTAAAAATTATGGCTCCCACACCATCATATACCTTTAAAAACCTAGTGGTAAATATACCAAATGTAAGAAAAGCAGTACCACTATTTATTGTATTCCGTGCTCTTGGTGTAATTTCAGACAAACAGATAATAACATCTTGTCTTTTAGATATTGAAAAATACGAACATTTGGTAGATTTATTCATACCATCCGTCCATGATGCCGGAGGTATTCTGACTCAACGCACTGCTTTGAAATATATAGCATCTCTAACTAAGGGTAAAACTATTTCACACGCACAGGAAATATTAGCCGATTATTTCTTACCTCACGTAGGAGAAACTAATTATGTAGACAAGGCATATTATCTGGGTTATATCACTCATCGTTTATTATCAGTGTATACAGGCGTAGATGAGCCAACTGACCGTGATAATTTTAAATATAAACGCATAGAGTTGGTTGGTTCTTTAATGTATGACTTATTCCGTGAATATTACAACTTGCAATTACGTAAGATCCATTTAGATTTTGAATCAAAAATTACGTTTAATAAAGCCATGTATGAAGATAATTTACAAGCGTTAGTCGAACAGAATTATAAAAATGTATTCAGTGATAAAATAGTAGAAGATGGTTTCAGAAAAGGTTTTAAAGGAAATTGGGGTGCTCAAACACATACAAAACGCATTGGTGTAATACAAGATTTAAACCGTCTTTCATATAATTCAGCACTAAGTCATTTACGTAAGACAAACCTGCCACTTGATTCAAGCACAAAGTTAATCGGTCCTCGTGTATTACATAGTACACAATGGGGTATGTTTGACCCAATTGATACTCCAGATGGAGGCAATATTGGTATCCATAAGCATATGGCGATTACCGCATATATAACTCAAGGTGTTTCGCGTGAACCTATGATTAAATGGTTACGTGAGAAAGTGGAAATGAAATTATTGGAAGAATGCACTCCTTTGGCTTTATCAAAAACAACCAAGGTAATTATAAATGGATTGTGGGCTGGTATTGTAAGCACTCCAAACGAAACCGTAGAAAAGTTACGTTTATATAGACGCAATGGGTTGCTTCCAATATACACAAGCGTTTCTTTTCAAATTTCACAAAATACAGTATTTATTTATACTGATGCTGGGCGCATATGTAGACCGATTTTCTATCGTGACCCTGAAACAAACAAGATGTCATTTGATAAAAATAATGTAAAGAAGCATCTGGACGAAGGTGATTATTCTTGGAACGATTTAATTTCGGGGTTCAATAAAAAAACGGTCAAAGACTTTAATCCAAATGATTATAAAATGTATGAATTATCCGAGTTGTATGATAATATCAATGGTGAAACTGCCCCATCTCGTATAAAACGATTTTTAGAAGACAAGGCGATAATTGATTATATTGATACAAATGAAACTGAAAATTCATTAATAGCGGTGAACCAAGAAGAATTGGAAGCAAGTAATAATGACAAACACACTCACTTAGAAATCCACGAATCATTAATATTTGGTACAATGGCAAACATCATTAATTTCCCTGAAAACAATCCAGCATCACGTAATTCGTTTTCGTGCGGTCAAAGTAAACAGGCGTGTTCGATGTATCATACTAATTATCAGGTTCGAATGGATAAAACCGCGGTAGTATTATCTTCCGGTCAAATACCATTGGTAAAGTCTCGTTATTTAGATTATATTAATAAAGAAGAGAACCCTTATGGTGAAAATACGATTGTAGCTATTATGTGCTATACTGGGTATAACGTAGAAGATGCTATTTTAATCAATGAGGGTGCTCTAAAACGTGGTTTATTTCAAACAACATACTATTCGACATATGAAACTCACGAGGAAATTAGTAAGGGAGGAGAAGAAACTACTGAAAAAACATTTACGAATATCGAATCTGAAATAGATATAGTTGGAACAAAACCAGGATATGATTATAGTAAATTAGATAAGAACGGCATTGTCAGTGAAAATACTGAATTAAATGACAAAACCGTATTAATTGGTATGACAAGTCGTAGTTCTTCTCAGGACAGTAAAGTGTTAGACGCGTCTAAAACACCAAAGAAAGGGCAATTAGGGACTGTAGATAAAACATTTATTACTGAGGGCGAAACTGGTAATCGTATTGCCAAGGTTCGTGTTCGTGAAATCAGAATACCTAACTTAGGTGATAAAATGGCATCTCGTGCCGGACAAAAAGGAACAGTGGGATTAGTAATTCCCGAGAGTGATATGCCATTTACCCGTGACGGAGTTCGTCCCGATATGATTATAAACCCTCACGCTATCCCATCTCGTATGACTATAGGGCATTTGGTAGAATGTATAGTGGGAAAAGCATCCTCTATATATGGTGGATTTGCAGACTGTACCGCGTTTAATAATAAGGGTTCTAAAATTAAGGTATTTGGAGAAATGTTATCCAATGTGGGGTATCACTCAAGTGGTAATGAACTATTGTATAACGGTATGACCGGAGAACAAATCGAAAGTGAAATATTTATGGGTCCTAATTATTATATGAGATTGAAACATATGGTAAAGGATAAGGTGAACTACCGCGCTCGTGGTCCCAATACCCAATTAACACGCCAACCTGTATCTGGTCGTGCCAATGACGGTGGTCTTCGTATAGGAGAAATGGAACGTGATGTTGTAATTTCCCACGGTGCAAGCGAATTCTTACGTGAGTCCGTCATGGAAAGGGCCGATAAATATCAGATTGCGATATGTAATACAACCGGGATGATGGCTGTTTATAATCCTTCTAAGAACATTTTTATGAGTCCAATGGCAGATGGTCCATTGAAATTTACAGGTTCATTAGACGGAAAAGAACAACACTTGGAACAAGTAAGCAAATTTGGTCGTAATTTCAGCATTGTAAATGTTCCTTATTCCTACAAATTGTTACTACAAGAGCTTCAAACAATGAACGTACAAATGCGCCTAATTACAGATGATAATATAGAACAAATGGAAAGTATGTCATATTCAAAAAATATTGACCGTTTAACATTTAAAAATGATTTCTTACCACAAGACATAGTGCGCGAAACAAAATACAGTATTAACGCAAGTGAAAGAAATAAAGCAAAAAGAGAAAATATAACGATAACATCCGATACCCCAGAAAGTCCTGTATATGCACCGGGATCTCCGGGATATGTTGACAAAAATGTAGAAAACACATTTTCAGATTCATTAAACAAGGAAATATATGGTACACCAACCCATGAGAAACCAGAAAGTCCTGTATATGCACAGGGATCTCCGGGATATGTTGACAAAAATGTAGAAAACACATTTTCAGATTCATTAAACAAGGAAATATATGGTACACCAACCCCTGAGAAACCAGAAAGTCCTGTATATGCACCGGGATCTCCGGGATATGTTGACAAAAATGTAGAAAACACATTTTCAGATTCATTAAACAAGGAAATATATGGTACACCAACCCCTGAGAAACCAGAATTCAATGAGTTGTCAAAACAAGCACAAGAATATACAGTCGGAGAACAAGTACATTATAGAGGAGACGAAACACCAAACCGAATATGGAACGTTGCGAATATTGGTGATAGATTTTTAAAAATAGAAACAAATACCCCTAGTTTGAAGGACCCAGATACAGTAAAATTGGTAACTGCTTTAGATATATACAGAATAAATGGGTATGAATCCTCTATGACCCCTACAACTCCTCCTCCTCCATCTCACGAAAGTTCAATTGACGGAGGTGCGATGAAAATGAATGGCGCAACTGGAATTCATCAACCACCACCAATTAGTATCAAAATAATAAACAATGGAAATGATTTTTCAGCCGAGAATGATACACACCCAAATGATACCGTAATACGAAACAGTGAGAATAATATGGTGGATGAAGGAGTAGTATCGTTTAACCCACCTATAGAATATGAAAATACACCAGCTAATACTGAACCATCCAATACGAAGAATTCGGGAAAGTTGGACTTTGATAATTTAGTTGTTAGAAAGTTAGTATAGAAAATTGAAATCGAATATTATTATATAAAAGTATCAACTTATTTATATAATAGAATGTCAAACACTAACACATCAACAACCAATAGTCGGATTTTAAAGTTGTTTAAGTCCAGAAACACTCTCATAGATCAATTCGATAATTTGAATTATGATACATCAGAGCACACGGATTTTAGTATTAATGAAATTGATGCGATGAATAACAATACCCAGTTAGATTTTACTATCGGACATAGAAACGATACTCGTAAGATTCACGTAAAATACTATTTAACATCAAAACAAATTAATCGTGCGAATTTAGACAATATCGTAGAGGACATATATAACGTTGATAATATTATCACAAAGAATGACACGTTGGTTATTATCATAGAGGATGAACCAAACGAGACAACCGTAAATAAAATTAAGTATCTATACAATCGCGATGGTATATTTGTGGTGATCCATAATATTAATAGACTTCAATATAATATTTTAAACCATACATTAGTGCCAAAATGCGAAATTTTAGGAAATACTGAAATTGACGAATTGAAACAAAAATACAATATCATGAATACAAAACAGTTACCCGAAATATCTAGATTTGATCCCCAAGCATTAGCAATGTGTATGCGTCCAGGGCAAGTTTGTAAATTTAAACGTGAAAGTTCCACCGCATTATTTTATGATTATTATCGTATCTGTATCTAAAAAAATAAAATTATAATATAAACAAACAATGGCTACATTAAACGTGAATATTGGTTATGATATGAAAGATTTTTTTTACGTGAATGCTATAAAAGCAAAAGATATGCCAACGAAAGACCGGTGTGATGAAATATTAAATCAAGCATATAACCCGGAAATGTGTAAAGGAGAAGAGTTTGGTAATAACCGCAAAGAATGTTTAGGTAGGCAATTATGCACGAATAAAAAACTGTCGGATACCATACTTGACATACAGCAGATACACAGTGGGTCAGACGGAAAATATAAAGATTCGCAAAGTATATTTGATCGTGAGCTATTTAAAACAGCAAACCTGTCTATCGGTATTGTTGGACTTATGGTTTTAATATACCGGTTTAGAAAAGTATAAAATATATTACTAGTATAACTAACATTCTAATAGTAATATGGATAACAAATCCGAAGAGGAAAAATGGTTTAAGAATATAAACAAATCTGATACAGGCACTATTGTAAATATTATTCCATCTGAGAATGTGCGATTACGAGCATCGAGTAGTAATACCAGTCATATCGTAAGAAATCTAACTGATAATAATCCTTCTACAAAATGGGTAAGTAATTACACTATAGGAACCTATAAAGATGAGTTTTACACAAATAGGAAAATAACAAAGGGTGATTATTCAAGGGGTCAAATCGTAAATGATGGTAAAAACCGAAAATTGGCATATGATAATCAGAAACAAAAAGAAATATTGCAGAATAAGATAATTTCTTTAAAAAATAAAATGAATAAACAGGTAGAAATTTATAATAATAATAAAAAAGGAATCAAAATAGTAGAACCAAAAACTCAGAACGATTTTAAGATAAAAAAGGTGCATAGATACAGAAAATATAGGTTCACATGGAGAGGGATTAGATCTAGAATTGTAACGAGTGTAAAATATTTTCCCGATACAGAAAAATATAACAAATACGTAAAAGATAATGATACTATGATTAGAGAACTAAAAAATATAGGTAACAACATTAATAGGATAAAAAGCACTTTCAAAATAGAGGACGCGAAATTAAAGGCACAGCTAAACGATATTCCAAGTATAGATGTGAATAGTTTGCCGGTTAAAATCACAAACGATGGAAAGTATATAGGTAATGAAAAAACAATATTATCAAACAATTCAACTATAAATGGTGAGTGGGTAGAAGTAGAAATACCAAATACAGTAGTCGTAAAGAAATATGAACTTTTACCGGGTAAGCGTGATGGAACAACTGAATTCACGCCTTTTCCAAAGGATTTTTACATAGTTGCTTCAAATGATACTAACAAATGGGAAATACTGGATAGTCATTTTGATTATAATCCAATGTATAATACCAATAATTCACCTATTGTATTTAACATAGATAATAAAAAAAAATATAAATATATTCGTCTGGTAATATCATCATTGAATAGCGCCCAAACTGGTTTTCAAGGATTGGGTGCTATGTCGTTGTCAATTTTTAACATAATCGGGCATCGTTGTTATAGATTAAATAAATCCTGTGAAACTTTCCAATCATATAGTAATACGAACAATAATATGTCAAAAATAGAGGGATTAACAATTATGGATGCAAATGTAAATGTTTTAGCAGATTTAAAAGATTTTAATGAAAAATATCAGAAATATGTAAAATGCACTGATATAACTTTACCCGATACAGTAAAATCAACGTGTACGACAGAAGATACACAAATTCAAACAGTAAACGATATATATAATAAATTAATGGATAATGGAAGCGTACAAAAGTTACAAGAAGCACCTTTAAATAAATATATAAATATCGCTGAGTATGAGGAAAATCATAAAAACATAATAGGAACTCACAGTAAAATAATACCATTAAGAAAAGAACTGGATTCAAAAATGAAACAGTTAATGAGTGATGAAGATAATATTCACGCTAATTATAACGAAACATACGATACGACTATGTATTCTAGTTTAGTATTGTCGGTTGTATTAACATCATCTTTATTTTTCATTTTCAAGAAACTATAATTCGGACATCGTTTTGTAAAATTACGAAAAGTTTTGTATACCTATAATATAAAACGATGTCATCTACAAACATAATACAAGCAATACCACTACCAAACATAACATTATCTAGTATGGAGTCCGGACAATCTGGAATAGATAATCAATCGATTAATGGATATGAACCTAATGGAAAATATGTAATCAAAACTTCATCAAATTATAATGACAATACACAAGGATTTAACGCATTTAATGAAACTACAAATACGTACTGGGAATGTGACAATGTAAATAATAATAATACAAGTATGACTAAAAATTATTCAAAATATACTCAGACCCCCTACTCTGGAATTACACCATCAAGTTATTTAGGTGGAGGTTCAGAAAATAATACATGGAGCACAAAAGTTGGTCCTAATAAGAACAAAACTGAAATACCAGGTGAGTGGATAGAGATTAAATTGCCATATAAACTCTATTTAACTAGTTATTCAATTACAACACCTACATTTGAAGCAACAAATACTTTTCCTAAAAAATTTACATTGGTCTCTTCTAATGATGGAGAATCGTGGGATTATGTAGACCAACAGCTTATAAACAAAGACGAAATGCCAAGTAAAACATCACCTAGAAAACCATTTGATGTAACTTCATATAATAAATATTCTTATTTCCGTTTGATTATAACACAGATGGGTGACAAAATGTCAAAACTACGTATTAGTAAGATAAAGTTGAATGGAACCACTGAATTGGATAGTGTTCCTGAAACATTTTCTACATTGTACCGGTCAATTGAAGGAGTTACTAATAAATACAATAAACAAAATGATAATAAGTTAGATGGAGCTGATTTGTATAGACCAACTTACTCTAATTATCTTGATAATAATTTAGAAACAGACGTCCATCCATTAAAAGAACAAAAATCAAAAAACGCACCAAATATGTTTTTAAATAACATAACAAACTCAGCATCAGACGTGTTGTTATATACAGGTATACTCACTGGAATAGTCGTATCAGGTATTATTCTGACGAATATGACAAAACGGTAATTTCATAAAAATATATTATCCATTCATACTATAATAACAAGTATACTATGAATAACGTTAAAGTGAATGAAAAACAAGTATCTAACTATACTGCGTATTCTGATTACGAAGTAAATAACAAATATCAAGAATTAAAGGAACAACAACGTAAAATGTTCGAAGGATTTAAACAATCAGATGAACGAGATGAGAACACGCCAGTAAAAAAATTCATAAATGAACAACAAATACAACCTTTAGAAAAACTAGAAAAAAAATATACAAAGAAGCTTAATACAATTAATAAGAATTATAACGATTTGGATTCTAAACTAAACACAATTACAAATAACGATAAAACTGGAATACGAGATAAATTAATGAACGAGGATAAATATAGTGACTATTTATCAACCAAGTTAGACCAACCAAAAGACGTTTCTGATGTTAGATTAGATGACACAAAGGATTTAATCAAGCATAATAATTCGATATTTAATTTAGGAGTGGTAACTGCGTCTACATTATTAGTTGCTGGTATAGTGATAGCAAGAGAATAAGTAAATATATAATATTTTTATAATATATATTTCCAAAAATGAGTAATAATACCGATTTAAATGGATTAGTTGCCTTACAAAAAAATTATCTGAATGTTCTTGAGAATAAACAAGGTGACCCCGAGTTTACAAATAAGATAAGTGAATTACAATCTCAATTAGAGAACGCACATAAGTCATTAAAAGATGCGGATGTATCAAGCGAACACATATTAACACACCAGGAAGAGGTGGCTGACATTGTAGATACTGAAAATGATAGATTAATGCAAAAGAAGCAATCTATAGATAATGCTTTAGTCGGAAAACAACGCGAAATTGAATTAAATGATAGTTACCAGAAAAAACAAGCTGAATATAACAAGATAAAATTCGTGTGGGTAATCGCTTTAGCTATAATTGTAGTATCAAGAATTTTAAAGAATCAGCTTACATTTTTTCCTTCGTTCCTATTTGATTTGTTAACTATAATCGTTTTATTCGGTGCTTCCATCTATACGATAACAGTGTTTATTGAAGTATCCAGACGTGAAAAGATGAATTTCAACAAGTTAAATTTACCTGACCCTGCTGCCCGTACCCAACCTGAATTACAAGATGCGGCTAAAGCTGCTGCCAAGGAAGAAGGTGGCGATTTACTAGGTGGAATGAATTTATATGGTTGTGTAGGCACTTATTGTTGTAGTCCTGGCACTAAATGGGATACTGGTATTTCAAAATGCGTTCACGATAGTGAATATGATGTGAATAAAATTCAAGATGAAAGCAGTTCCGAAGAGTTTAATACAATGGTAAATAGCTCTAATACAAAAAACCGAAGAATCAATATAAATAATGTAAAAGAGAACTATGCGAACGAATATGATAATTATTCAAAATTATAGTTATTTTTATCCCATGATATAGTAAGTATAATATTATATCATGGGAGGAGGACCATCACGATCTACACTCAATTACCGAAAAAACGCTTTACGGGGGTATGATCGAAATAATTCTGATCTTCAATCAAAAATTAATGCGATTACTCCTATTAGAGATGAGTTACGACAGAAAATAGATACAATGAACGATGAAATATCTCAATTAAATACTGATATTAGTAAACTAGAAAAAACTACCACTTCAAATAGAAAAACAAAAACTTCTTTAGCAAGTGCAAAAACGGGGTTGGAAAAAGATTTGAAAAGTGCGAAGTATTTATTAAAGGTGGTAGACCAAGCAATAGATGAAATAAAAAAATATGGAGATATTCAGAAACGAACACAAGACTTTTTTGATAAGGAATATGAAGC